ATCTAACAGCATTTATAACACTTGTCAAGTCATCTCTAAATCCACCAAGCCCATCATTGCAGTGTTTACAAATGTAACCACGAAAAGTGTTTGTCTCATGGCAATGGTCTAACACCCATGTACCCAATAGCTTTTGACCATACTTGTTGACTTCATCAATGGTACGTTGACAGATAGGGCATTTATAATCTTGGTCTTGCGGATATACATTTTGCTTTCTTAAATCTGCAATTACCTTACGGTGTCCTTTTTGACAGGAACGACCGGTTCTTTTTATCTCTGCCTCACCTGTCTTTGTATAAGACATCTGCTGAAAGTTTGTGACAGGCTGTCGTATCTCACATTTTATACAAACAAGACCATCTTCACAGACCTCTTGTACAAAGTCAAACATTTCTATTTGTGTCATACTTCGTACCTTGCTGTTCTATACTCAAGATTACAATGCACTACACCATGCCATCCTGTTAGCTTGTTTTTTACTACATTGAGATGACGCTCAGTGTCTTCTTCTTCACTGTCACTTACAGGTGGGTTTTTTGCAATCAATACCATCAAGTCAGCCTCTGCTGCCTTACCTGTACGTGACCCTTCCATCATACTCTGATTCAACAGAACCTTACCCTCTGCATCAGCAGATAGCTGTGACATATAAAACATAGCACACTCATGTTGCTTTGCAATCTGCCTTGCATGAATAGCATTAGCTTTTAGTGCTTCATCTGCTCTGGCAAAGCCACCAGTACGAGCAAACTTATCACCCATATCCAGTATAACAATGTCAGGCTTGTATGACTTACAAATGCTTTCTACCCATGACATGTCACGACCAGTAGCATCCTTTATTTTAATGCGTTCTTTAACAGGTGCATACAAGTCACGTGCCTTGCTAGGATTTTGTTTAACTTCCTGCATGGTCATGCCTGTAGCAGCAGTTAGGTATCTTGCACCAACACGATGATAACCTTCTTCATTACACAAGATAATACAGTTAGCACCTTGATGTGCAAAGCCACCCGGTGCAGCAATCAGTGAGGCATGGAAAGATGTCTTGCCTGTGTTTGGTCTTGCACCAATCTCAATTAAGTGTCCATCATTCACGCCTTCAACCTTTCGTGTCAGGCTAGGTATGTTGAATGTCCAACGTGCCTCAAGGTCATTGCGTGATAGAAGTGTCTCAATGTCAATGTCATCCCACTCCACATTTAGATTTGGTGTAAAGTCATCACCGTACTGCTCAAGTAATAAACGTAATGGTTCAAGACTAGCTTTAGTACCATTGACATAATCAAAACCAAGATTGGCAATGTCCTCACCAATGACCTGCTGAAACAACTTAGATAGCACTTCCTGTGCTACGTCACTGCCCATAGGCTGTTCTTTCTTTATCTGATTAAACAGAGAACTGTATGCCTGTTTCTGTGCAGTTGTAAATGTAGGATTGTTTGACATAAACAGTGCTTCAATCTCATCAGGCGAAACAGTACGTTCATACCTGTCCATAGCACTATCAATAGCTTGTTTTATCTTACGTGCATCTTTACTGAACAGTCTGTCAGGACACCTAGCCCCACGATGCTCATCGTAGAACGATTTATCCATAAGACTTCTTATGAGTGATAATTCCATAATTCTTCTCCTGTGTTTGTTAAGTTGGTCATATCCGTTGGGTTACGGTATTTTAGGTCATCTGTCAATCGTAATACTTTTACAACATCTATATGACCACGTAATTCTTTGGCAAAGGCTAGTGTCTTGGGTAATGCATCGGGGTCTAGCGCAATTATTGCTGTTGAGAACTGTGAAAGATACCTCTTGTGTTCTTCTGACAATGACGTACCCAACACAGCTACCCCAACAAATACATCACTACCTACAACTGCGGCACTCACACAGTCCTCAACAACTACAGCCACCTTACCAGAACCAAAGATATAAGGCAAGTTACTTTTTCCATATCTTTTCCATTTAGGTAATCTTTTGAGTACAGCACGACCTGTAGCATCTACAATCTCACCATTATGAATGACAGGAAAAACTACTCTATCTTCTTTAACATCATACATAAGTCCATGCTCATCATAATCTAAGCCCCATTTAGCACAGAAACGATTTGCATAGACAGCATCATGTCTGTTGACTACATAAGCAGGTAACTCAAACTTATCATCAGCAAAGGCACGTACATCTTTCATTGTACTACGAATAGCATCAACATCCAGATGCACTTTTTTTGCACCAGATACAGAACAAGATGCTTTGTAACAATTCCACATAAGAGAACCCATATTGTTGGTTACTGTAAATGTTTTGTAACCACCACACTCAGGACAATTCATTCTCTTTGTCTCTCCATTACTAATGTCTATATCACTTATAGTGTTATATATATTATACATGTTATACACTTTCCTTTGCGGCACTTGTAATGCTTTTATCATGTATTTTTCTCTGCGTCAATGCATAATCTGCACTTTTTAGAGTATTTTTTATGTATGGTTTAACTGATTGTGGGTTAGCATGTCCTGTGACCGACATAATTTGTCCGATACCGACACCTGCCTCAACCATTTCTGTTGTACCAGTTCTACGAAGGTCAGACAAACGTAACTCACGAGAGATGCCAGCACGTTCCATCAACTCACGACCAAAAAGAGGTAGCTTGTGCAGTGTGTATGGCCTGTATTCACCTTTGATGGCATAAGGTCTAGGTGCAACGTATGGTTGAAAACCAAAGTCTTCATGTTGTTGTACAAGCATTGAAAATAAATCATCTTCTATAGGTAGAAAAACTTCTGCTCTACGCTTTGACTGCTCAATGTGAACAGTTTGTTCAACAAAGTTGATGCTGTCCCATGTAAGCAATCTCATGTCACCAAGACGTTGACACCATTCATATGCCATGTGAGCAATAAGACCTATGTTACGGGTGCTAAAATCGCTGTAGGCTACGCTCAGTAGCTTCTGTACATCATCCCTACTCCAAATAGCCTTACGCCTCTCAGCGGTCCTTCTACGCACGTTAGCGAAAGGATTGAGTAAACACAGTTCCTCACGAACACCATGATTAAACACAATACGTGTTGTAGAAATAACATGGTTAGCCATTGAGATACCCTTCTCGCACCACTCGTTATATGCTGTCTTAGCCATTTTTGTAGTTATTTTTTCTACATTGTACTGACAGAGGGATTTACCCTCTGCCTGTGTGTTTTTCATTACGTTGAGAAAGTATTTATATTGTACTTTAGTCTCGTCACGTAACTGTCTGTATTCATATGAAGAATAATAATCTTCTATGAGTTTTGATAACTTCATTTTGTTTTACCAGTAAAACTTTTTATGCTGCTACCAGTTGCTGAAACGCAGGTGTTTCAATCCACTGCGACACTTTGTGTTCACGCTGGAACATTGAGATAGCAGCAGTGTCATTACCTGTGTTGCGTAGATTAAAGCCATTACGCTCATCAGCATAGGATGCATAGTTTGTAAATGCACTGTACAAAGCAAAGACGTTGCGACCACGAGTGCTGGCCTCTTGGTTGTACAATGTAAACATTTTTTCAGCGGCCCGATCTGATTTCATAATCTTCTCAAGCAACTCTTTAACATTTACAAATGTAAGACCTATATTTGCCCATTGTTGTAGGCGTTCAGCTTGTGCATAAAAGTCCTGTTTAGAATGTTGCAGGTCAGTGATAAACCTGTCCATGCTAAAGTTTGATGTATTCTTTCTACGAACTTTGTCGTGTTCACCACGAATCATGCCGTTTGTACAAAAGAAATCAATTGCACCAAAGAAAACCATGTTAGAACAGCTACCATCAATGCCATGCAATGCAATCACACGTTGTGAAACTGTAGTTTTATGTCGGTTTGTAATGATATCTGCTTTCACATTTGGTAATACCATGTCCATCATAACCCAAGCATTTTTACGAGCATGTTTCCAATTAATGTTCATAAAATTGCACTCATCCTCGCCTAGTGTCTCTGTCATGGTGTTATGTACACCAGTAAAGAAATCACCGTGGCTAGCACAGGTAAAGCTGTCTCCAACAACACCGATGTACTCACCAGTGTCACCATTGATGACATATTTTTTGTCAGACACTTTGGTTGGTTCAAACTGAACGTCAAAGTTAAGGTTCTCAGGTAGCAGTTCTTCTGCTGTGTATGTAAAATCTAATGGCATAGTTTCATTCCTTTCATAAAAGTTAACTGATGTTGTGTTATATCATTTGCAAAGTTTAATTACAAGTACAAAAAATACAACAAGTAAAATCATGTATATAGCCATGATATCCATTATTGTTCGTCTTCTAGTTCTTCAAGCACATAGTCTGCGTAATACTTTGGTCTGCCCTCATCATCCATCTGAGGTACAAACTTCATCACTCTGTGTAGTAAACATTCAAGTTTTTCTAGCTTACCTACATCAGATATCCATAAGTCATTACACTCATGTACCGTCATAAGCATACTCTTCAAGTCATTGTGAGAGTTAAGAAACTCAACTCTTTCTTCATGTGTTATGTTCATGCTGCTTCTCCTTTCATCCAATGTGGCATTTCACGACCTTTGTTATACCTTGCAAACTTTAGCTTGTCAACCTTGTAGAAAGCCCGGTATGCAGATATAGGCCATAGTTCATCTGTCTTACACTCATCAAATCCACTGAAGCATTGTGGGTGTGAAGTCAGACCTTCACCGTTAGCTGGCACATACTCTGTAGCAGCTTTGAATGCTGGCAACAAGAGTGAAGACTTGTGTACCTTGCCGTAACGGTGTGTGTATTCGTCAGACATAGCCTCTAGCAGTACAACTGCATAGACATAGTTCTCACGACATTCTCTAGCCCAGATGGTACATGGGTGATTCATATATGCTGTTTTGTATATGCTATTAGCATCTGCATACTCATCACCTACATGGTATCGCACTGCTGTGGACAACATCTGTGCTTCTTCAAGCGGCATCTTGACAATGTGTTGGTCACACAATGACTTAGCGATTGCCGCAGGATGGTGGTCAATAATAAATCTATTCATTGTTTTTCTCCCACTTTATGTTAAGTTCAATTTCATTCCATGCACATTCATAAGCGGCATCCCAATTAGTATGGTATCCTCTGGCTACGTCTTCGTCAGCCATTAAGATTGCCCAATGGTTAATGCAAGGCTCATGGTCTAGCGGTAAATCAAGTTGATTAGTCATACTACTTCTCCTCTGTTGGGTAACATTTAATAAGTACCTTATAATACTTATCCTGATTCTCGTGATGTCTCATCTCCTCGTGCGATAAGAACTGACAATACTCTTGGGATAATGTCTCTGTCAATATAGATTGGTTGTCTATGAACTCCCACTCCACACCTGTATGTCCCCACATACTTATGACAAGGGCAAACTCTTTCACTCTATCACCTCATAAGTTGTAAACTCTGCTAATCCCTCACGCCAATCTGTCTCATCATAGTTTGTCCACTCCTCTGACCTATCACGATTTATCTCTTCCAGTATCATTGGCAGTGTCATCGTGTAGATTGAGCCATCCTCTACGTCACGAATTTTGTATGTCT